GCATTGAGAGACGAACATTTTCCCCATCGGTATCCCAATGAGCTTTTGATATACTATTCACTATTATATTATAATCCCTTTTTATTCGTTTATTTAAAAACTATGCTTATTCATCAAATTTGCGGCCTTCGCCTTTTGGATTTCTTCCAGCAACAGTAGATGAGCTATCAGAATTGTTATTTGTTCTTTGACTATCCCTTGCTCTATTAGCAGTAGCATCTGCTGCCTGTTCTGGCTTCATCTCTAAAGGTTCATCCCCGCCATCTCTTTGAGGCATACCTAAAATTGTACGAGCCTCATTTGGAACCATGATTTGAGCCTTAACATATCTTTCAAGAATTTGAGATTGTGTAATTTCATCAGTCAAGGTAAGCTCGTTAAACTTAAAATCCAAGATGTCTGTCTTTTCACGAATTACTTTACTAATCATTTTATTCAATTTATCTTGTGCTGGTCTGGCTACCTGCTCTTTAAAAGTTCTATCTTGTGCTAATGCTGCTGCAATTGCCGATGCATCACTACCGCCTAGCTTAGACAAAGGAACTTGATGTGCTACTAAAATATCATCACGGTTTTGTTTACGATACTTTTCAAAAGATCCTTCTTGAACACCATTTTCAATTGGCTCCATCTTAAACTCAACCTTATTGGTATCAGAATCTCCTGGTAGTGGAATGTAGAGAGTTCTATGAGATTGCCCCTTAAGTCCAGTCTGAAGGAATCTAAACATTTTATCTTCTGCTTCTGAGGAAAGCTTGGCACCTTTAAGGGTTACGACATATCTTGGAACAGCTTTATTTTGGAAATAGTCAATATTGTACTGAGAGGCAAGGCTATCACCATACAAAGAGTTGATTGCTGAAATAATATCTGGAACACCATAAAAAGTGTTTAGTGGTGAGTATTGTTTAAAATGTATAATCTCATTTGGTCGTGCATCTGTCCCTAGTGGATTTGGATTAGTTGCTCCAAAGTTACGGAAATAAACAACCTTGTTTCCAATAACTTGAACAAAGCCGTCACGAAGTCTGCGGACTCTAACTGTAGTAGATGGGATATGTCCAACGTATCCTATTTCTCCTTTTAGCGTTCTTCCGACTTCAAGATACCCATTACCAGTTGCTTGAAGATCTGTATAAACTTTTTCCATTGAAGCAGTAAAAGAGTCATCGCTATTTAAACTTTCTAGCCAGTCTCTAACTTCAATCTTTGCTCTTTCAATTCTTTTTCTTGCACGATCTACTGACGTAGCATCTGTAGAAGACTCTAGCTTTAGCATTGTTCTTGGAGATACCTCAAAGTCATAGCCTAGTCCAACTATATTTTCTACCTTAGCGTCAATAGCAGCATGATTAGCAAATGAGGTATCATAAAAATTAGCAAGTTCGTATAAATTCCAAGGCGGTGTAATAACATCAAATAAACCATATCCATTGCGATAAATAAGTCCAGGGTTAATTTCTTTTGATTGTGCTCCATCAATACCAGAACTAACAGCACGAGCTGAATCAATATATCCTTGGGATGCGTCAACCTTGCTTACATCTGTACCTAGTGATTTAACTACACGAGAAGCACGACGTTTAAAATTATTGTCCAATCCGTTAAGATTTTTTAAATCATCCCAGGATTTATTAAATGGGTCTTGTTTGTCAAAGGTATCATCGGCTTCAATTGTTTTATCAATTCTTGCTCCAATGACATAATCGCTTTGATCTGACATTATTCATCACTTCCATACTTGGCAATTGTATCTTTAGCTGCTTGAACAGCGCCAAGATCATTAAGAGAAGGAATTAGGCCTGCTGCCATTCTTTCTTTTTGCTCTGAATATTCTTCTTCTGAAATTCTTGTAAGCCCTGGAACAAAAACACAAGTACCGTCACCTTCATCACCATAATGCTTTGCAGCATCCTTAAGTTTTGATATCTGCATAATGTCACCCTTCATAGATTCAATGTTTAAGACAGAACCATTTCCATCTGTAAACCATTTTCCATTGGCTTTTTTGTAGACATACAAGCCCCAGTCATAATGCTTTTCAATAATCTTGGCACGGGATTCTCCCACCTGCCCTTTCATTTTAGGTAAGGCTTTACGCTTTTTGTTTGGATTTTCCATATTCATAACCATAAGTATACCATATTAGATAGCGTTTTGAGTGTTACTTGTCCACAAAACATCTTGATAGAATAGGTATTGGTAAGACCCAAACTTTAAAACCTTATCTGGACCATCTCCTACAATAATTTTATTGGTTCCTGTGTAAATCTTATAAATAATTGATGGATCTACCCCATAATAACTGCTAGAGGCAAGAATCAAAACATTGTTCCAAGTAACACTTGGTGAATCCCAGTAATTCCAGTCAAGCTCAGTAGATATGTCTGTCTTAACTTTAAACCACGGTCTGTTTACTACCTTTTGCTTTTCTTGTAAATTTGTTGATTGATAATAAGAAATAGTATTAGTTAAAATTGGGCCAGTTATTTTAATTGATCCAACGATATTTGAAAAATTGAGAGCATTTGTAAATGAAAGACCTAAGAACCCCCAGTCCTTGGTAGTAATTATAGGCTCTTTAACAACTTTACCATTCCAGTAAAATCCAATATCATTTGAAAGCTGACCACTATTTGCATCAATGGCATAAAGTTTTGCTCTTCTGCCTTGTGGATCATTAGCAACCATGTAAATCTTAATTACTTTATCCCTTGACTCAATCTCAAATATTTCTGTTGCTGCAAATGGAAAAAAGTCTTGAGTATATCTAATTGCTGCCTGGATTGCAATAACCTTAAACGAGTTTACTGCATTTTGATTTATTGGAATTGATATGCCACGATTTATAAGTGAATCATGGGTTCCCTTAATCTCAATACCGCTATGCCTTGTTGTGTAAAGATATGGAGAGCTTCCCTTATATATAGTAAATGGGTTTGCACCTTTATAGTCATAATAGATGCCTGTTTTTTTGTATGGATAAATAGACGTTCCAAACCTTGTGCCAATAGGATTTGGAGATACATCATTGAAGGCTTGAGAACAAATTTGCAAACTCTTAATATTAACTTTATTTTTTAAAGAAGATTTAACAGTAAAATCAACGTGTGTAACTACAGCAATATCCAAAATATCCGAAGTTTTTGGAGGATACAAAATTGTGTTATTAACTACTTCATATTTTGTGTTTATCCAATTAATCCCTGGTTCAATAACTCCTTCTTTGGGAGCCAGCTCAGAATAGGTAAAAAATTCATCGATTGCATTTGCTCCAGAAGATAGGTACTCAAAAGATATATGAGTCTTTACCATTGATTTAGATGTATCATATTTATAGTTTTTAATTGACTTGTTTTGCAAATCTGAGTAATCGTTATAGCCTGTATACAGCTGATTGTCTAAAGACTCATAGGTTCTTTGTACTGGAATCGCATATTGTTCTTTAAGCTCTTGATATGTCCAAGTACCAGAAGACTGCTCTTCAACAAACTTTGAGGGTTCTGGATAGTTGATATTAAATTGCAAGAAATCTAAGTCGTAATAGAAATCGTTCTTTGCATCTTTTACATATTGAGCAAAATAAGAAAGCGGAACATAGTCTTTCCAAGAACCGTTAATGTCAATATCTAAACTGTATTCACCAAAGTATACAACTGGGGATAGCGTATAGCTTGCTGTGTGGTTAATAAGCATATATGTTGAAAATCCTGAAGGACTACCGCCATCCAATAAAAATTGCCAATAGGATGCTTGATTTCCAAAGTAAGTTTCTCCAGCATCGTAATCTACAAGGCTTCCATATAAATTAAAAACATTTTCATAATTTACTGGAACACCAATATCGTTAAAAAAATCTTTGATTTGCTGATAGTTTTTATTATTAGAAAATCCTACATTATAGATATTTCCATTAAAAGTATTCTCTAGTTCTTTTTTGCCACCAACATAAAATCTTAAACTACCACGATTTCCAAAAAATGAGGATACATTTCCACCAAAATTACTTACAAAAGAATCTATATGAATTCCAGAAACAAATGTCTCTCCTGTTGAATATCCATATGATTCATATATTGTTTGTAGGACTCCATTATAATTTAGATTATAGGAAATAGTACTACCATTTAAAGAAATTTCAAAATAATCATTTGAGTCTGCAGAGTCAATATAAATAAGAGTTTCATTGGTTGCTGGTGACTTGGATTTAAATATTCCATAAAAACACTTAATTTCTTCTTGTAAGAAGCTTAAATTATTAAATAAAAGATATCCCTCGGAATAATCCCAAGAGTCTAGACCTCCAGGATATAAAGAAAAGAATAGATCAGACTCATTTTGACTAGATGCATTATCTGAATAAAAATCTTGCTCAGTTTTATTACTTATAACAATATCAGGAAGAAAGTATTCAGGAGTTGACAAAATTCCATTATTAGTTGTAAGATTGTCTACAGATCCCTGATTCCAATTAACCATATTAGGATAAGAGTGATTGTTTGTATAATCTGCAAAAGGATAGTCAATAAAAACAGATGTTCCGCTATAGGACTGGTTTATTCCTTCTGGAAACTCAACGCCTTGGCCATACACAAATCTTCTTGTTGCAACAATAGAAGAAACTCTATAAGGATAAACTGCAATACAGTCAACTTGAAAAGGATAAACATCCTCATAAGACCAAAAAGCAAGCCAATCATTGCTTAGTCCTTCTGAAGAAATTTCTGGAAATTCTAGATCTGTAGTTAAATATGTTAAAGAAATTACCTCTTCTCCATTAACCAACAAGGAAGAACTGTTTTCTGAAACAGTTATATGGATTAACATAGGTCTGTCCCATTCACCAACAAAGTAAGACCCAATGCTTGATCCTATTTTAAGGATAAGAAAGGATCCATTAACCCATAAACCATTATCCCCCCTAAGATTTCCAAATATCTTTTTAGGTTCTGTACAATCTACAGCTACCTTTAACCACATCTCAAAAGTGTAGTTTTTATATTGACCAATTTTATTTAAAAAGCCTTTTCCTGGAACTATTAAAGAAGGACTGCCATTGGAGCTTGGAGACATGGCCGTAACATTAGAGGATCCGTAAACAATTGGAAGTCCCGAATTTTTAGATAAAAGTGTTTCATTCTCTGTTAAGTAATAGCCAAACTCTTCTTCTAATCCATAAGAATATGCTTTTATTCCTTTTGTTGTAGATGAAAAAATTCCAGTTGGCAAAGTTTGAGGACTTATGCCCAAAGAATATGACTGAAACTCTTCACTCCATTGCCCAACAGTAACTCCATTAATTAAAAACAAATAGTCTTCTGCAGACAAAGATCCAGACAAATAGTTTATCTTAACAACAATTCTAACCGTTGCACTTTCTGGAAGAACGCTAAAAGTTTCAGAAACAAAAAACCATTGATCTGTTAATGAGATATCAAAACTTTTTAAATGTTGTACAGTAGAAGAGGTTGTTGTATCGTAATACTCATATCCAATTTCAACACTATTTATATATTGACTTAAAGAATATAGACAGGCTCCTACAGAAAATGTTGACAGATCAGAACTAAAGTCATTAAAGTTTAATATATCATCACTTATTGCAACTATCTGCTCTATAGGATTAGAAGGGACATCAGCAGAAAATAAACCAACATAGCTTTCAGGAAATGGTTGATCGTTTACTGGGTAATCAAAGTTAAATGACTCTGAAAAACCATTAGTTATTGTCCAGTTTGATAGATTTCTTTGAGATTCAGTGATTAAAGATATGTAGTCAACCTTGTCATCCAATGCCCACAAAGCCAATGGATGTTCCGCAAAAATCTTTTCAGCATATAAGTTAGATGGGTTAGTCATAGTTCTCCTAACCTATTTTACCACAGAAGCCCTATTTAATTTTAATCTCACAGTAGTCTGTGGTGCAATAAGACTCTCCAAGTGCTTCAAGATTATCTACCCCGTCATAAATAGCAGAAAAATCAATATGTCCAATACGACCAATGTAATAATCATATTCTTCTTCTGTAATCTGAGTATAAGGTTGCTGAGGATAAGTATGATTTCCCATTGGAAGGAAGGACACTGCTTTTAGCTGACCCTCATACATATGTAAGACTGTTGGAACGTGTTTAGACTCTGTTTCTTTATCAAAAGATAAAGTTACAGAAACTCCATTGTCAGACCAATACTTTTGGGCAGTGGCTGCAAGAGCAATCTTTTCAAATAAAGTTACATCCTTTTCAGATCTTGCATGACCTGATTTAACTGGGAAGTAAACTACTGACGTATTTGCTGATACTAAGTCATCTTCAATTTTATACCCTGCTGCTTTAAATAAATGAAGCATTGGATCGGTATTTCCAAAGCGAATAGCACGAAGGAAGAACTCTCCTCCTGGCCCCCAATGAACTCCTGGTGTTGCTCCAGAAAGAATTGAAACAGATCCAGATGGCTTTACTGTTGTGACACGAATTGATTCACGAACGCAGAGCCACTCTGAATATTGACGATCATACTTACGAATTGTATTATAACCTTCATCCATCCATTCACGAACTGCTGGCAATCCCTTTTGATCTGCAAATGAAGCAATGCCTGTAAGAGATGTACCAATACGACGATTGCGCTGCATAATGCCATTTGTTTGTTGCCAGTGTGTCGGAAGAAGTGTTACAGTCTTACCGTAAAGATAAGCAAACTTTAATGTCTTGAGGAAGTCCTCCTTGGAATCATGACGATTTAAGTGCACCTCTACAAGTGTACAAAGTTCGTATGATTCTAATGGCTGCTCCGCACAAGGATTAAAGCCCATAACACGATAGTCTTTTCCATCCGCAGGATCTGCAAGACGACCATAGTTACGAGCAACATCAAGCCAAATAAAACCTGGCTCTCCATTGTTTACAATTAAATCTGTATATTTTTCATAGTCCATTCCAACTGTTGCTGAAATGGAATTATTAGACATCCAAGCCCAACCTGGATTATCTGAGTCATACGAGTTGCGCTCTGGAAATATTTCTGGATTTTTGAGATTAATAAAGTCTTCATCCCCTGGAGCACCAAGAGCAAGTGTTGCAGAACGACGTACATTTCCTGAAACAACACATGTTCCAATCAAGTTAATGATATCCGTAATAGCACGAGAATCTAGGATTTCCCCTGCTCTGGAGCCAATGACATGATTGATCTTATCATGTAATGCAATAAGAGGTGCTGGACCGCTGGCAACCCCTCCAAAGCCTTTAATGGGTGCTCCTAGAGGTCTAATAAGGTCGTAATTAAACTTTTGAATAGGTTGATTTGATCTTAAGTAAGAGTTTAATAGTATACGTACTGATTCTACCCAACCTTCACGAGTATCTGGAATTTCAAATGTAACTGCTGGTTCTGTTGGAGCATAGATAGAGAAATTCTTTTCTTGTCCTACTGTATCAAATCCTACACCAATACCAAGCATAAGAGCATCCATAACCCAAGCAAACAAAGCTCCTGGGTCATTCTTATCAAGATCTTTAGTAGATACCATTGCACAGTTTTGAAGGGCTGCTGAGTTTTTCTTTTCCATTGTCATTGCTGTACCAAATGTCCACATACCACGACCTGGAGGAGTCCACTTTAGCTCAAACATTCTTTGGAATGCTTCTTGTGCTGACTTCTGTGCCTTATTGTCATTCCATGAAAGACGATTATCTTTAGCATGATTCTTTTGAACTGAGTACATTCCTTCAATTACACGGCGACAAACTTCATGCCAACGTTCTTTTGTTCCATCTTCTTTAACACGAGAATAGGTACGAATAAAAGTAATTTCTCCTAAAGAGTTTTCCCCCGCATCTGAAAATCCAAATGGAGCTGGGATATTACTGTATTTATTTATAAAGTCCTCTGTTAAGCGAAAAGAAAAAATATCTGACATTTGTTTGTGTTACCTTTCTAAAATTGATTAGTACTTTGCAAAATTCAAAGCAGTCCTAAGTATAGCATGAAATTTAAAAAGATTCTACGCTTAATTTTAATCTCTAAATCTATTGTTTATGGTTAGCACTTTTATATAACAAAAGTGTTATAAACAAAATAATTAGCCATACTTGCTACTATGAATATGACACATTTCAATTTCATTTATATTTACGTGACTTGGTAATGAGCCTACCCAATAAATTGCTTCTGCTAAATCCTCAGCAGTTAATGCTTGATCCCTTTTTTCTTCTTGGGTATCAATAGTTGCTGGACAAATTTCTGTAATCTTAATTCCAAACTGAGGAAACTCAAGTCTCATTGTGTCAATTAGGCCACGTTCACCTCTCTTGGCATTTGTATAATTTCCTCCACCACGGTAAGGGACTTTACCACCAAAAGATGTAATAAAAATAATTGTTGGCGATTCTGATCTTTCCATACAAGGAGCAAATAGTTGAGATAGGTACATTGGACCAGTGACATTTATGTCATAGGCTTTTCTAAAGTTTTCTGGTGTTTCATTAATAATAAAGGTTGGTCCAGATCCTCCGCCAGCATTATTTACTAAAAGGTCTAAAGTAATATCTTGATACTTATCAAAGAATTTTTCTATGGCTTGAGAATCTGTAACATCTAATTGATAGACTTCAACATTATCAGAGACTAGTTTTGAAACTTTAGATAGGTTTCTTGAAACAGCAATAACCTTATAGCCGTTTTCAGACAGACGTTTAACTGTTGCTAAACCTACACCTTTGCTTGCTCCAGTTACAATTGCTGTTTTCAATTACATACTCTGGCTTTGATTAAGCTCCATATTATTATGGATCCAATGTCCAGGAATCATATACTTTACACCAGACTTAACTGTGTGTGCCGTGTGAAAATATGGAGCGTATGCTGGAAATATTACAACACTATTTTCTTTAGGCTTTACACCAAAACTAATAGCTTTATTTGCAACTGCAAGATCATAGTCTAACTCTACTGCTGGTGCGCCACTTACCCAACCTTCTGAGCTAGTCCATCCACCATCATAGTCCTTTAACTGAAAAGATATTTCTCCGCCTTCGCAGTCATCATTTAGATACATAACCAAAGAATATCTCAATGTTTTGTCGCCATCTAACTGATCAAAGTGTGCTCCCATAGCCATTCCAGTATTGTACTTTTTTATGTTAAATGTTGGGAAAAGCCTTGGTTCATCAAAGTCTCCCATAGAGGATGCATAGTCTTTACAAACATTATACATCGTAGTCATAACGGCATCATAGATATATTTGCTTTTTTCTGCTACGTCTCCACTAAGATTGTTTATTGCATTAGCATCAAAAGTTTTTGTTTCTCCGTAGATAAAAGTTTTATCATTAGAAGATGTCCAAGGGTTCCAAACATTTACCCCTAACTCATCATACTGCTCAAGAGTGTCTAGCTCTTTCCAAACTTGTTTGAATTTATCAAAATTTTCAATTGCGTCAGTATAGTAATATACTTTTGGATCTAGTAGTTCTTTATTCATTTGTTTCTCCCTTTAGTATCTATTCTTTTCATAAAATCCTTTTTCTTTAATAAATCCAACCAAAACATATCTAATTGGTCCTGGACCTACATGTTTTACTCCATGATTATATTCTGCTGTGCCTGGAAAAATAAGCATTGATCCAGGATCAGGTTTAAACTCTAAACCATTGTTTGGAAAAAACAACTCTCCATCAACATAATCATTATTTAAATACAGAATAGCAGCGTACCTAATTGATGGGTCTGTATCTTGATCTGTGTGAGCTTTTAACTCGACACCCTCTTGCATCCTTTGAATAGTTGCAAAACCACTTAACTCTATGGTATCGTCAACATTTTGAACTAAATCATTTAGTCTATTAAAAAAATCTTTTTGAAATGAATGATTGCTAATGTTTAAATTTTTATCTTGCCAATTTTGAGTTATTTCAAATTTACCTTCAGCAACTAAATTATCAACATCATCTCTGCCAAATTTTTGCATACAAAAGTTTTTTAGGTTACCATGATACTCTACAAACCACTCTTCATTGGGCGTTGTATTAATAATATCAAAAACTTTATCTAAATCTTCTTTAGAGAAAAAATCTTTTACCAACAAGACATCGTCAGTAATTTCTTCAATTTGAAAACTATTTTCCTCTAAAATGTTTTTTAAGAAGTTAGACATTATTTCCTAAATCCTCAACTTTGTACTTGTTTCCATCAGCATCTAGCTTCCAACCTTCTTTTAAAAGATCTTGCCATTCAGCTCTTTCAATTTCTTGTTTAGCTCTAGTCTCTTTCATCTCTGCAGCCCAGGCATCTCTTAGCTCTTGTGGATAAGCATCTTCTTCTCTATCATCCCAGAAAGATCCTATAGTGTATCTTACTCCACTTTCTATTAATGATACTTCGTGCATATTGCTAAATCCCCCGTCAAAAACAGCAAGCATTCCAACTTCTGGTTTAATCTCTATGTTATGACTTGGAAACTTAAGCAGTCCCCCCTCAAAGTCATCGTTTAGATATAGGAACCCTGCATAACGACTTCTTGTAAAGGCTCCAGAATTTCCTTCAGCATCTGTGTTATCTGAATGAATTCTTGCGTATGCTCCTGGCTCCCATTTTTGAGTATGGTATCCAATTTTAGAAATTGTTTTTGGATCAAGGTCATGTACTGAAGCAATTGCCTCTGGCATTGTTTTTTCAATGTCTGAAAAAATAGTTGGAGATAGTCCAGCGTCAAGCAATTCTTTATCGTTGTCTTGTGGCAGTACTGAAGAATATGACTCATAAAAAGAAATAGGCATCCAAGAAAGTGCACCATTATCTGCCTGAGCATCTAATGCTTGAATCATTTTTTTGCAATCTTCTTTACTTATAAAGTTCTTATAAATAACTATATCTTTTGTTAGTCTAACTTTATCGTTTAGGTTCATTGTATTCTTACTCCATTTTCTATTACAGCTCTTTGCGGATGCTTTAGTCTAAACTGCTCGTCTAAATCTTTTTGCATTTCCGCCCAAACATCTTTTCCAAACTCTTTTTCTTTTTCATACCAATCATCAGTTCCTTTTTGATATTTTTGCCAATACATTCTTGACAAGAACTTATTATTTTTATATGATGGCATAACTCCATGTAAATATGGTTTTCCTTCTTCTGTCAGATAGTCTGGGTGTCCTGATGGAAAAACTAAAACATCTCCTGCTTCTGGTTTATACTTTACAAGCTTATCTCCCATTGCAAAATCAATCTCGCCACCCTCGTAGTTATCATTAAAATATATTGTAGATGTTATTACAAACTTATATCCTGGAGTATGACCTTGCTCTCTTATATAGTCTGAATGATAGTTCATTCCAACCGTACTATATTCATTGCTTACATGGTATTTGCCTATTGTTCCGCCAGCCCATCTCCAAGTTGGAATAGGATTGCCATCATCGTCTATAGACATTGCATCTAAATCTACGTCTAAATTATGACTCTTGATATAGTCTTCTGTAGCTAAATAAAAATTGTCCATCATTTCAATTACAAAGTTTTTATGATTTTCTTGCGTTTCTGTTGATGTTTCTACATCTTTCATATTTCCATATCTATCATTCATAGAGAATTGAGGAGTTATTGGATTTAAGTATTCTCCAAAAACAGACCAAGTGGTCCAAGGATTAAACAAACCGTCTTCTGTTTCCGATAAAGAATCTGTTAAAATTTTATAAGATTTTTCAATATCTTTAAAAAGATTTTTGTACACAACAATATTTGGATATATTTCTATTGACTCAAGTTTATTATTGTTTGGCCAAGGATATGTCATTATGGTTGCCTATCTCCTGTATGCTTTGTAATTTCCCAGAAAAATGGGCATGTAAATCTTAGGCCACTTTTGATTTCAGTAACTCCATGAATATAGTTTTTATCTCCTGGGAAGAAGTATGCAGCTCCTTTTTTAGGCTTAAACTGCACACCTTGTAAAGGGAAGTATAGCTCTCCACCCTCATAGTCATCATTTAAATAAAACAAACTTGAAAGATCATAGTTTGGAAAATCATTAGGGGTTCCAGCATCAGGTCCCTCGTGCAATTCTTTATCAGCATGAGGCTTTTGAAATTGTCCAGGAAGCCATTTAACAATAGTTGTTCCAGTTGGATGAACCTCTACTTTGTAAAAATCTTCAACTATTGGCTTTAGTCTTTGAAACAAACCAGCAATAACTGGTGCAATTGTAGGGTCATTTTTATCTAAACTTGGAGTTGTTGCAACTCTATCTTTCCAATAGTCAGAATCGTAAGTAACAGTTCCATTTTCATTCATGTGGCTTTCGGTTACATCCCAAATTGTCAAAGATTTGGCAGCTTTTTCTAAAAACTCAATTTCTTCTTGAGTCATAAAATTTTCTAGCTCAACAATCATGTCTTTGCTATCTCCAAACCAACCAGATGGAGTTATAGATGGTGTTCTTTTAACTACTGTGTACGACTCGTTATTTTGTTCCATGTTTTATTATACCATTTCCTATTCGTAGAATCTCTTAGTCCAGACTTCTTTTTGATAAACTCCGCCATCTGGGACACGATATTTTTTACTATTTTCTATATTATGATTCATCATTTCAGAAGCAGTTGGAACAGTTATTTCGGATTTCCAATCTTCCCTCAAAAATGGAAGCAACTGAGCATAAGGAGTTCCTGCTGGAAGAACTCCAGTCCAACCTTTTTGTACAAAAAATGGAAAAGATCCAGGCAAATTAACTTTGTCATTATCAATAATTCCAGAAACTGTCATAATTGGAAGATCGTATCTATTAAATGGGGCAACATATAAAACGCTATAGCCATCTGGAACCTTTACTGCCCAATCTGGCATCCAAGCAAAATGATAATTATAGTATCCTTCTGGATGACGAAATTGTGGCATAGGAGTTCTTCTTGTAGCAAAATCTTTATACATTGGATCTTCAATTTTAACATCAATTTGCCCTGCGCCGTCAAGGAAAAATTCTATGTCACAGGGGGTTACAAGGCTATACCCCGTTGTCAAAATATCAAGAATTGCAGGACAGGCTTTCCATGTAGGGATCTTTCCCTTGTCTGGCCCTATCCAATATTCTCCATCTGGTTTTTTAGCAAATCTATCAGCTTCTTTATACCACTGTGGCATTGATCTTGAAATTGGTATTGGCTTTGATTTACTATCTTTACTTAGCCAAGGCCTATTAGTTATAAACTCAATAATTTTCATTGTTCACTCTTTGTATTATCAATAACACTTAGCTTTAAATTTTTAACTTCATGAGATCCGACAGATTCGCCTTTTTCATTTACTGCATTTCTATACCAGTCTGTCCATTCACCTAATTTATTTATTTCTTGAGCAGCAGCTCCATAAGCGTTTACAGAATCACTATATTCTTGAGTATGAATAAAGTCAACTATTTCAATTGACTCATCTTTTAAAGAAGTTAAAGATATAGGAATTATTGTTGCTACTGGAGTTCCTGCCTTAATGACAACTTCTTGATTAGGTATTCTGCATTTAATTGCTAATGGAAAATCAGTATTTAAAAATGAAGTTGAGATTAAAGAAGACATTACCTCAAAGTTTTCATTAAAATAATTTTGAGGAGTAATTGTCAATACGCTTATATCTTGAGCAGTTCTCAAAATAAAACCAGTATTAAAACTAATTGTAGATTGACCTCTACCAGTATAGACATATTCTTTACCTTCTAAAATTGTTACATTATCACCACTTGTATCATTTACACCATTCCAAATAAATTTTAAATCTATTGGCAAAGAAATGCTCCAGCCTATAACATTAGCAGAAGTTACTGGATGACACCTATAGGCATGACCTTGAGGAGTTTCATCCATCCAATCTCTTTTAATTGACATTGGCTCTATATTTAATGCCATTGGTGTTTTTTTATAAGCAGTGATAATTGACATCATGACCCAGTCTCTTGATACATCTCTGGAGTATGATACTTATCGCTATAGTCAAGCATTGTTACCAAAGAATACTTTGTTCCAGAGTGAACAACTTTAGCTTGATGTGGATACATAAAATTAGATGGGAACAATACAACATCTCCAGCTTTTGGAACATATGTAATTCCCTGAAGTCTAAAGAATAACTCTCCACCTTCAAAATTATCATTAATATAAGCAACTAAAGATAGTGTACAGTTATATGAAAATCCATGATCATGATGTTCCATAAAGTGTTGACCAGGCTCATACTTAATATAATTAAAAGCTTCCCAGTATCTTAGGTTATTAATATTAAAGCGTCTGCAGTAATCTTCTACTGCTAACTTTTGTCTATCATAACAGTCTTGCCAAATGCCCTGAAGTTTTAAGGAGTCTGGAGATACGTCTCTTTCAATGTCTGTTTTCTTAAATTTAAAATCAACGCAGTCTCTATACTCTGGCATTCTTTGTTGATAACCAACATAAGCTGGTTGCCAATTATAGTTTGGTCTGTCATTATTTAAAACCTCTTCCAACCTATCAATGATGTTTAATTCTGTTGGTAAAACGTCGTGGTAAACAAAAATTCCTGGAGCAATCTCTTCATAGCTACTCCAAGGTGCTGATGTTGTATTTTCTGTATTCATATTTTCTCCTATTTTAATTTCCTGTGTGACCTAAAAGATTAATGTCTGTCATAATGACAACACAGTATTTTGTTCCTGTTTTCATTGGCAAAGAAGCATGCTCATATATATAGTTTGAAGGAAATATTGCTATATCTCCAACCTTTGGGGTATGAACAAAATTATCTAATCTTGGAAATTTAATTTCTCCACCTTCGTAATCATCATTAATATAGATTACCGCAGAAACAGTACAATTATAAGCTGGACCATGATCGGCATGTATATTAAAATGAGTTCCTTCACCTTCATACTTTACAAAGTTAAATGCTTCATAATATGTAACATTTATCCCCCAGTAGTGTGCATAATCATCTATACACAATTTTAGTTTTTGATATATCTCTTCATGCAAATCAATCAAATCAGCATTATGTTCATCTCTTGGACCAAGATTTTCTTGCTTATATTTAAAGTCTACAGCATCTCTTGCTTTTTTGATTGGAACAGTAGAGTTTGTTACCTGTGCTTCAGACCACTTATATTTATTATCCCCTGAAAGATTGTGCTCAAGAGTATTGATATATCTATCTGAATCATCTTTTGAAAAAACATTATGATAAATATTTAAACCTAATCCTGGATTGCTAATCGAGATATTACTTTGAGGCATTAATCTTGAAATTCTTGTTGAGGCTGTTTCTGATCTATCTTTAGTAAACCAGTGATTATCGTTTTCATCATATACTTGCATGTGATTCCTATCTTTTAATGGTATGGTTTTATTATAGCATAAAAGTACTATTTGAAGCAAGATATAGCGAGTGTTACCACTTATTGATAGGGCAAGTAGCGTGAGCCATTGTTGTTTTTATTTTCATAAAGCAGCCACATTTTTTACATTGAGATGTTAGTTTAATTAGTTCTGGACAAGATTTGCATATATCAAATCTTTCTTTTGCAACTGATTCTTCAACATATTCAGTTTTTGGGTTTAATAAATCCCAAGGCTTTGCTGCTCTGTGTTTTTCTATATTTTCAACCATTTCTTTGTTGGCTTCTTTATAGACTTCCCAAGGTGTTTTTTCTGACATAACTACTTCCTGTTATATATTAGTTATTATTAAATCCGTTAACAGCATCATATTTCCAACCAACTTGAACAACTTCTGGTTCTGAAATTACTGCTATTACGGGATTACTCATAAGCATTGTATAAAGGCCCTCGTCAGAGGCTACTGGCATATATGTATTTTCATCAACTGAAATTGTAAAATAATACATATGTGGATATTGATTATTTGTCAAAGCTCTTTTTTCTTCTGTTTGATCTATAATGGTGTGTTCTTGTAAAAGAACATTAGCCATTGCTTCTGGCACAGTCATAATTTTTTCAACTACACCGTCTAAAATAAAACCTACAGCGGTTGGACCAACCACAGTTTTTCCAGTAATCATTATTGCTCCCTTTTGTATACTATAAGTATACCATTTAGATTTTTGTTTGTCAAGATGTTAGCAACCGCCACCATCAAAGCATCCTGGGCTTGAGCAAGCTCCACCGCAACAGAACACTGTACAGAAGTTTGGTGAGCAACAGCTAGGAGAACATGATCCTCCGAAGCCATTACATGCTTGTGCAAAGTAAGGTGGGAAGAATGGGAATGAAGGTGGGAAGAATGGAGGGAAGAATGGTGGGAAGAACGGGAAGAACGGGAAGTAAGGGAAATATGGTGGGAAGAACGGTGGGAAGAACGGTGGGAAGAAAGGTGGGAAGAACGGGAAGAATGGAGGGAAGAACGGTGGGAAGAATGGAGGGAAGAAAGGTGGGAAGAACGGGAAGAACGGGAAGAATGGTGGGAAAAATGGCGGGAAGAACGGGAAGAATGGTGGAAAGAATGGGGGAAAGAATGGAGACAAAGTAGTAATAGATCCAGATGCAGGAGAAGCAGCGCTTGTACCATTAGCATTAGTTGCTGTAACTGTATAGGTTTGTGAAGTTCCAGCAGTATCTGCAATAACAATTGGAGAAGTAGCACCTGTTCCAGAAGTACCGTCAGATCCTGTTACAGTATAACCACTGATTGTCTTTCCACCAGTTGATGGGGCTGAAAAAGCAATTGAGTTTTGATTTACGCCAGCTGTTGGAGTTGGAGCAGACATGGTTGCAGGAACTGTTGTTGCGGTAATAGAATCTGAAGCAGTTGAGGCTGCTGAAGTTCCAGCAGCATTGCTTGCTGTTACAGTAAATGTATATGCAGTAGCAGACTGAAGTCCAGCTACAGTAATTGGAGAAGATGAACCAGTTCCAGTAAATCCTCCAGGACTAGATGTTACAGTATAAGAAGTTGCTGCTGGAGATAGCGCAGGTAAAGAAAAAGATACTGTTGCAGCACCATTATTAAAGGCTCTTCCAGTTCCAACATCTGTTGCTGTTGCTCCTGTTGGTGCCAATGGCTCTAAAAAGTCATTTGATGCTTGTGACTTCTTACCTATTCTCTTACCTGATGCCATTGTTAATCTCCTAATTTCTTATTGAATTTTGTATTACGCTGTCAAGTCGACAAAGACAACCCATGTATTTGCTGCTCTCTTAAAGAGAGTTGCAGATGACCATTGAGTTCTTAGCTTTAATCCTGGGGTTGAGTTAACTGTTACTCCAGTGTCTCCAGCAATTGTTACTTGTCCTGCTCCAGTTTGAAGAATATCAATAGATGTTCCTACTGGATATGCTACTGCTGTATTTGTAGGGATTGTAATTGTT